CGATACGGCGGAAGTCTATGACATCATGGACTCTGGAATGGCCGCAAGGCCCCAGCCGTTGATTGCTATCATTACCACGGCGGGCTTTGATTTGGCGAAGCCCTGTCACCGTGTTGAATATAACTACGTTTCGCAGATACTGGAACCGGACAACCCCGTCGAAAACGAAGAATACTTGGCTGTGGTGAACGAATTGGACAAAGACGATGACGTCAAAGACGAGTCCGTCTGGCAGAAAGCGAACCCCATTATCTGCACCTACGACGAAGGCGTCAACTATTTACGCAGCCAGCTGGCGATGGCCCTGGAAGTCCCCGAAAAAATGCGGAACTTCTTGACGAAAAACATGAACGTTTGGATAAACGCCAAAGAGAACGGTTACATGGACTTGTCCAAGTGGGCGGCCTGCGGCAAACAGGCGATGCCGGACTTGACGGGCCAGACGTGCTACATCGGCGTCGACCTGTCTTCCAAAATTGACTTGACGAGCGTGGGCTTCGTCTTCCCATTGGAAGATGGGCGCTATGCTGTCACGTCGCACTCATTTATGCCGGAAGATACCCTATTCGCCAAGATGAAAACGGACAAGATACCCTATGACGTCTGGGCCAGAGATGGGTGGATAACACTGACGGACGGAGCCGTTGTTGACTACCGCTACATCGAGGACTATGTACTCCGGACACTAGAAGCCAACGGCTGGACGGCCACAGAAGTCTGCTACGATCCGTACAACGCCACGCAGTTTGCGCAGAACATGGAGACGCACGGCTTTGTGCCGGTAGAAATACGGCAGGGTGTGAAGACACTTTCGGAACCGAGCAAGAGTTTTCGGGAATTGGTGTACCAAAACAAGGTGCTGCACGACAACAACCCACTGCTAACATGGGCAATGGGCAACGCCGTGACGCGCCAGGATCACAACGAGAACATCACATTGGACAAGGACAAGTCGACACAGCGCATCGATCCGGCGGCCGCTGTCATTAACGCGTATGTGCGGGCCATGTTGGTGGAGCCGGATTCTGTTTACGAAGAACGAGGTATTTTACTACTCTGAGGGGGTGAGACTGGTTGAACATTGTAGACGCAGTAAAGCAGGTGTATGTCTTGTACCAACGGTACCGGGCGACGCCAGGATCATCCTTTTGGCAGTTTGTTGGCAATGATACTGACGCGGGCGTCGACGTTGACGAGCGCACGGCACTGAACAGCAGTGTTGTGTTTGCATGTGTGCGCATTTTGGCAGAAACGTTGGCCACGGTGCCCTGCCACGTCTATGAACGGCAGGAACGAGGCAAAAGTCGGGCGCACAGCCATCCACTGTACCACATTCTGCACGATCAAGTGAACCCGGAGATGTCGGCGTTCACCTTTTTCGAGACGCTGCAGGGCCACATTGGCGCCTGGGGCAACGGCTATGCGGAGATACACCGGAACGGAGCGGGCGAAGTGATAGCCTTGTGGCCACTGCGCCCAGACAACACATACCCAGAGCGTGTCAACAAGCGCCTGGTGTACCGCACAGTGATTGGTGACAAGGGCTATGTGCTGCCAAAAGACAAGGTGCTGCACGTGGCCGGCCTTGGTTATGACGGCCTTGTGGGCTACAGTCCCGTGGCGATGGCCAGACAGAGCGTCGGGCTTAGTTTGGCAGCGGAAAAATACGGCGCCAAGCTGTTTGGCAACAACGCACGGCCTGGTGGGTACTTGAAACACCCGTCAAAGCTCAGCGCCGATGCACAGAAACGTCTCATTGACAGCTGGGAGTCCAGACACAGCGGATTGGATAACGCGCACAGGCTGGCAGTGCTGGAAGAGGGCATGGAGTTCCAGACGGTAGGCATACCACCGCAGGATGCACAGATGCTGCAGACGCGGAAGTTCCAGGTGGCAGATATTGCCCGCTGGTACCGGATGCCGTTACACAAAATACAAGAGATGGAGTCAGCTACCTTCTCCAACATTGAGCAACAGGCGATTGAGTTCGTGGTGGATACGATGCTGCCCTGGATACGGCGCTGGGAAGCGGCCATACGCACCCAGCTGTTGACACCGATGGAGCGAGAGAAGTACTTTGCAGAGTTCCTAGTCGAGGGACTGCTGCGGGGTGACACACAGGCACGGTACACAGCGTATGCCACAGCCCGCCAGTGGGGTTGGATGTCAGCCAATGATGTCCGAGAGGCGGAGAATTTGAACCCGCTGCCGCAAGAACAGGGCGATATTTACCTGGTGCCCATGAACATGATAGCGGCCAGCCAAACAACGCAAGTCGAAGCGCCACGTCCTCCGGAAGACGAAGGACGTACTGCGGACATCCAACGGATGGAGCTGCGCAACGCCCAAGGACATGGAGCAGTGGCCCGAATGAAGCTGGCGGCCAGTTTTGAGCGCATCTTTGCAGATGCAGCCACCCGTATTGTCCGCCGAGAGAAGGCCGACATCGGGCGGCAGGCCAAGAAACTGCTGGAACGCAGTGATGAAGAGTTTACGAACTGGCTGACGGAGTTCTATAGGGAAGCACCGACGTGGATGATACCCATGTTCACACCGGCTTTGTTGTCATTGGCGGAGGCACTGCAGGCGCAAGCGGCCGGCGAAGTGGGAGCCGCTGCCCAGATGACGCCGGAACTGGAACGCGCCATGTCGCGCTATGCGGAAATATGGGCCACAAACTACGCCCGGTATTCTCGTTTGCAGCTGTTGGCGTTAATGCGGCAGGCCGTAGAAGAAGGCGACGACGTCCTCGATGCTGTAGAAACACGCCTCAGCGAGTGGGAAGAGAAACGTCCGTACAAAGAAGCGTCCCAGGAGACGGTGCAGGCTTCCAATGTGGTGGCCAAACACGTCTTTGCAGCGGCGGGTATCACAAGGATTCGCTGGGTTAATGCTGGCGGCAACCCGTGTCCGTATTGTGAAGAACTGGACGGCAAAGTGGTGGGCATCGAGGAGCCATTTGTCGGCAGTAACGACAGACTGGAAAGTGAAGACGGAGTCATGAACCTTTATAAACCGACATTCACGCCACCGCTGCACCGCGGATGCGTCTGTATGATCGAGAGTACCTAGAGTACAGAGAGCGGGGCAAAACTATGAAAACGGAGGTGACGTGTTGAAAAACTTACGGAAACGGCTGGTAGAAACCACCTTGGAAGTACGAGAAGAAGGCGAACAACCCAAAATTAGCGGCTACGGCATTGTCTACGGCCAACGTACGCAGATTTGGGAGGACTTGTGGGAAGTTATCATGCCGGGTGCAGCCTCCCATATACTGAACAACAGCCCCGACATCCGCTGTGCATTCAACCACAGCTCGGATCACATCTTCGGGCGCACCCGCAGCGGCACCTTGGAGCTTGAAGAAGACGAGTTCGGTGTCCGCTATACCGCCACACCGCCGGACGCCCAGTGGTGCCGTGACGTGATGGAAAGCATTCGCCGTGGCGACATTGACGGCAGCAGCTTCACGTTCGGCGTCGAGCCACAACACGAGCAGGTGACGAAGCAGGACGATGGCACCTTCTTGCGCCAGATATTCCGGCTTGACGTCATCGGCGAGATGGGCCCGGTAAGCTACCCGGCCTATCAAGGCACATCGGCACATGTACGCAGCGCCAAGGAAGAATACGACTCTGTTACAGAGGCCCTGCGGGCGCAGGAAGACTCTGTGAAGATAGCAGCACGCCAGCGGGCGCTGGAACTGCGTAAACGACGCATAGAACTGTTGGAACGGATAACTAAACCAGAAAAGGAGATGAAACCATGAAGCTGATTGAACTGCGTCAGAAGCGCGCAGCCCTCGTTAAAGAGGCTCGTGCGCTTCTCGACATCCAAGAACAACGCGAGTTGACAGCAGAAGAGAACCAGCACTACGAAGCCATCATGGCAGACGTCGACAAAATGGGCGCTCGCATCGAAAAAGAAGAGCGCATGGAAAGCCTCCAGGCCGAACTGGCCAGCGGGGTGGAAGAGAAAGAGCGGGACAACCCCGCAGCGAAGCGTGAAGACGACAAGGGCCTCGAGTCTCGAGAGTCCAAGGCGTATCAAGAGGCATTTCGTCGTTTCCTGCTGGGAGGCCCCAGCCAGCTGACGGCAGATGAATACCGGGCCATGCAGGTGGACAACGACACCGGTGGTGGCTACCTGGTAACACCCCAGCAGATGGTAATGGAACTCTTGAAGCAGGTGGATGACGTTGCTGTTATCCGCCAGTTCGCTCGTATCCACCAGCTGCGCACAGCCAAGAGCCTCGGCGTACCGACACTGGACTCCGATGCAGCCGATGCAGACTGGACGGCAGAACTGAGTACCGGTAACGAGACAGAGTTGGAG